AGCAAAATACCCTAAACCGGAGTAATAAATGGCAACAACAATCAATGCAGATACATCAACAGGTGGCGCAATAGTCACTGGTGATGGCTCTGGCGTATTAGCGCTTCAAGCAGCAGGTGTAACAAAGGTCACAATCAACTCATCTGGTGTGACGTTGGCTAATCCTTTGGCGGTTACTTCTGGCGGTACAGGCACAACTTCAACAACATTTGTTAATCTTGCATCCAATGTCACAGGCACACTGCCTATTGGAAATGGCGGAACAGGCGCAACCACTTTGGCTGGTGCTAACATTCCTGTTGTTAATGTTGCCAACACATTTACTGCATTACAGACATTTACAGGTAGCACAAGCGTTCTTGCTACGGCATTAACAAATGCAGGAGAAGTTGCAACAGTGTCTGCAACAGCGGCTACAGGCACAATTAACTATGATGTGACAACACAATCTGTTTTGTACTACACAACAAGTGCGTCAGCTAACTGGACAGTAAACTTTCGTGGGTCGTCTGGTTTTAGCCTTAATTCAGTTATGGCGGTTGGTCAAAGCGTTACGGTGGCGTTCTTAGTAACCCAAGGTGCTACGGCGTACTACAACAACGTTGTTCAGATAGATGGTTCTGCTGTGACACCAAAGTATCAGGGCGGTACAGCATGGGCGGCTGGAAATGCTTCTGGCATTGACTCATACGTTTACACGATCATTAAGACAGCCAGTGCAACATACACTGTGTTGGCATCACAGACCCAGTTCAAGTAAGGACTAGGTATGCCATTACTAGAAACAAAGGGCGCAGGATCAGCACAGGGCTTTGGTGAGTTTACGGCTAGTGGGCCAAAGAACTACATTGAGGATGTGTTTTCAACATGGCTTTATGACGGAACAGGTGCAACACAAACAATTACTAACAATATTGATTTGTCCACTAAGGGTGGATTAGTTTGGATTAAACGTAGAACTTCTGCGGCAAGTCATAAATTAACTGACACAGTTCGTGGCGCAACAAAAGCCTTGAGTTCTAATGATACTAATGCTCAAACAACTGACACAACTGGATTAACTGCATTTAGTACTACAGGATTTACGCTTGGTTCAGATGCTAACTATAATGCCAGTTCAACTACGAATGTTGCATGGACATTTCGAGAGCAACCAAAGTTTTTTGATATTGTGACCTACACAGGTACGGGAGCTAATACAACTATTGCTCACAGCCTCGGCTCTGTACCGGGAAGTATGATTGTAAGGCGTGACACATCAGCAAATTGGCCGGTTTACCACAGAAGTTTAGCAAACACAGACTACCTTTATTTAAACAGCACAGCCGCATCAGCTACAGATGCAACACTTTGGAACAGCACAACACCCACATCTTCAGTGTTTAGCGTAGGTACTAGCGCAAGTGTTAACGCATCTGGTGGCACATACATAGCATACCTATTTGCCCATAACGCAGGAGGCTTTGGCCTAACCGGTTTAGATAATGTAATTTCATGCAGTTTGTTTACGACAGATGCTACTGGAAAAGTTACTGTTAATCTTGGATATGAACCGCAATTTATTCTTTACAAACAGTCTGACGCTGTTGGAGACTGGAGAATTTTAGACACGATGCGTGGGCTTACCACTAACACCGATCAGTATTTACGTCCCAATTTAACTAGTGCTGAAGCTGCCGCAAGCTTGTTTGAAGTTAATTCCACAGGGTTTTATTGGGCAGGCGGCAACACTAACGCAAACTACATCTACATAGCCATTCGTAGAGGCCCAATGAAAGTGCCTACGGATGCGACTAAAGTATTTTTGCCAAGCGTGTCTAATACAGCTAATGTAACATTTACTACAGGATTTACTGTAGATATGTTTTTCTCAACCATTAGGGCTGGATGGGCTAGGCAAGCCGCATTTATTGATAGGTTACGTGGTGCAACTGCTACCCTAGAATCATCCAACACAGACGCAGAAAGCACTGCAATCAGTAGTTCAAAACTTGATTTAAGTAACTCGTATACCAACGGCGGTATTACAGCACCTTTGGTGTCTGAAGCGTTTGCCCGTGCGCCATCTTTTATGGATGTTGTCTGTTTTTCCGGTACCGGAAGTACTCAAACAATTACTCATAATTTAGGTGTTGCTCCTGAATTATTTATTATTAAGTGCAGAAATAATCTTTCTTCGGCACAAGGGTGGCCTGTATACGCGGCATCACAAGCGGCTACAAAAGCTGCTAGTTTAAATACAACAGGGATTTTTTCGGGTCAAACAATTTGGGCTAACACAGCACCAACAGCATCCGTGTTTACAGTAGGCGGTGGGGATTTTCCATCCGGCGATACTTATGTTGCTTACCTATTTGCAACGTGCGCTGGTGTTTCAAAAGTTGGTTCATACAGCGGTACTGGAGCAACTCAAACAATCTCTTGCGGCTTTACAGGCGGAGCAAGATTTGTGTTGATTAAACGTGCAGACAGTACAGGCGACTGGTGGACTTGGAATACTGCGCAAGGTATGGTTGCCGCCTCTGACTATCGGTTTGGTTTAAACACTACGACTGGTGAAACAAACGCAAACTGGGTTTACACGGCAACTGGTGGCTTTCAAATTGTTACAACTGATGCTAGTGTTAATGCCTCTGGCGGCACATACATCTTTTTGGCTATCGCATAAGGAATACCATGCAAATCAGAATCAGAGAAACAGGCGCAGTAATGTACGAAGCAGAATTTCGTGCATACCAACAAGCCAATGGTGGCCCATCATGGGAAACAACAACAACTGAAGTCTTGGAAAGCTTGGGCGCTGATGTAGTGTTTGAAGGCCCACAAGCCCAACCTACACGTTACCAAGTTGCTTTTGCTGACGGTGTTGAGCAGATCGACGGCAAGTGGTACACAAAGTATTCCGTATCTGATATGAATCAAGAAGCCAAAGACGCTTTAAATACAGCCCAAGCTAAAGCTATGCGCCAACAACGTAATGAGAAGTTGGCTGAAAGCGACTGGACGCAAGTAGCTGATTCGACTGTAGACAAAGCTGTCTGGGCAACCTATCGCCAAGCTTTGCGTGATATAACAACTCAATCTGGTTTCCCTTGGGAAATTACTTGGCCTACTCAGGAGTAAAACATGGCAATCATTCTTGATGGAACTACTGGAGTCAACACCCCGGGGGTTGTAGATACAGGCAATTTAAGTGTTGCTGGTTCTACAACTTTATCTACTGTATTGCCTATTTCTGGAGGCGGTACAAATTCAACCGCTACAGCTACGGCTGGCGGTGTTGGGTATGGAACAGGAACTGCTCATGCATATACTGCTGTAGGTACAAACGGTCAAGTATTAACCAGTGCTGGTGCTGGTGCTCCTACGTGGGCGACTATAACCAGTACACCTACTATTGTGCGTTCTGCAAGAACCTCAAACACAATTCTTGGCACAGCAGACGCAAGCACTTTAATTGCAATTACAAGCGGTACGTTTACACAAACATTTACTGCTGCCGCAACACTTGGTTCTGGTTGGTTTTGTTATATTCAAAACGCAGGCACTGGGGATATAACCCTTGATCCTAACGGTGCAGAATTGATTGATGGGCTTGCCACTTACATCATGTACCCTAATGAAGTACGCTTAGTGCAATGTACTGGTACAGATTTTAACTCTGTGGTGCTGTCGCCTTTCTATCGTGCATTTACGACTTCAGGAACATTTACAAAACCGCCGGGGTATTTTTACTTTAATGTGTCACTTTGGGGTGGTGGCGGTGGCGCAGGACGTAGTAATCAAAGCTGTGGAGGTGGTGCTGGCGGAAGTTGTATGCAAGGTTTAGTATTAGCTTCAACGGTAGGCACAACTCAAGCTGTAACAGTTGGGGCTGGTGGCACTGGTAAAACGGGATCATCAGGAGATGGGACAGCGGGAGGTAGTAGCACGTTTTTAAGTAATACAGCAACTGGTGGCGCTCAAAGTATTTTTTCGTCTGGTCTTGATGGTGCAGGTAGTGCTGGCGGAAGTATTTCCCCATATTCAACTTCCACGGTTGTAGCAGGGTTTGCCTACCAAGGCGGTCTAGCGGGAACTACTGCATCCGCAGTAATAGCAGGTTATTCGGAGTATGGTGGCGGCGGTGGCGGTGGAAGTTGCGCGGGTGCTGGCCCATTTTCTAATTATGGCGGCGGTTCTTTTTATGGCGGTGGTGGGGGCGGAGGCGGTCAAAGAGCTAACGCTACCAATCCAAATGGCACTGGAGGAGTTTCAAAATGGGGCGGTTCTGGCGGCGCTGGGGGAACTGATTCTGTTGCTGGAACTGCTGGAAGCGCACCGGGCGGTGGTGGTGGCGGCGCTGGAATAAATCAAAATGGCGGTGACGGTGGTCGTGGTGAAGTCAGAATTATAGGAGTTGCATGATGAATGCTCATGTTATTGAAAACGGAGTAATAGTCAATACCATTGTTGTTGAGTCCCTTGATTTCATGCCAAATTTGGTATTAGCTACAGAAGGAAGTATTGGCTGGACATACGAAAATGGGGTGTTTAGCCCACCACCACAACCTGAACAAACACCATTGGAATAATCATGTGGGACTGGGCTGAAGCATTAATTGCCGCAGCTTGTATAGTCTGCTTTGTAATAGCGGGTAGTTACTTCATTGTGTGGAGCGGGGCATGGTAGATGCGTTGGCTTATTCTGTTACTGCTGTTGGGGTTGGCTGGAGCCATAGCCAAGAGTGGTTGCCATGTGCGCGAGTTCTATGGGATTGGCTACACCCAGCACGATCCAACGCTGCGGCACAGGGAAATGATGGCGTGGCTCGATCAGAACGCAGGCCATTGCAAGTCAACAGATTACATAGTCTTGTGGAACAATCTGTCCGAGTGGGCGGGGTCAGCCGATTCCACATGGCTGCGTAATAAAGTTATTCATGGATACAAAGATGCACTTGAGCGAGAGGCAAAATGAAAGTCAGTTACGACAAGTGGTATCCAGTCGTCCAGCCTCAAGCGATGGTGCAACAGGAAGCTTTTATAAAGAAGGTGGAAAAGCAGAACGCCGAACACGCCTTACAGGTGCAGATTGACAACACGGTCAAAAAGTTTCACCAGTATGAGTACGAGATATATCAGTACAGGATGCGGCAGATAACTTTGAACATTGAGATTGTTGGTTTAAAACGTGACATTGATAAATTGGTGTAAATATGGACAACAACCCAGACGTAGTAGGTAAATTGACGTATTCTGTAACCCTGATGGTAGCCGCTACCCTCTGCCTGTCTGTGCTTGGAATGGTGGTTGCATTCCTGCTTGGTCTATGGGCCAAGGAAGTGGACAACGCAGAAATCTTCAGTATGCTCCACCCAGCGTTTCAGACAATCATAGGCGGCTTTATTGGACTTTTGGCGGGGGTTAAACTCTCGCACGGAGACAGCGGCCATCACAAATGTAAACACTGTGGAGAATAACCATGCTTGATATTCTTTCTGGGGGTCTGCTAGGCTCCATCTTTGGCGGCATTTTCCGTATGGCCCCCGAGGTACTTAAGTTCTTTGACAAGAAGAATGAGCGCCAGCACGAACTCAACATGTTTGCCCGTCAGTGCGAACTGGAAACGCTACGTGGCCAGCAAAAGTTAGCCGAGATTGGCGCACAGCGGGAAGCCGCTATGGACGTTGGTGTAATGGATGCGTTTAACAATGCCATAACTCAGCAGGCCGAAATGGTCAAAGCCGCAGGCGGTTGGGTTGCCAGTCTGTCGGCCTCTGTTCGTCCAGTAGTCACATACTGGGTATTATTTGTATG